GTCCAGGGACCGAGGTTGTACCAATCTCTTATCCAGAGTTGGCCTATCTTCGGCAAGGTTCTGTCACGAGGCGTGTACTGGCCCTGTGCCTGTACATCTCCACCGTCTTTGTACAGAGTGGCTTCGATACGACGTGAGTCGTCATTCACCCACGCATACTTGACGGTTTCGCGGACGCCTCTGGCCAAAAAGAGCGTAGTTGTGTAACCAAACTGCGTCTCTTTATAAGCAGTCCTGTAAGGGACCCGAAAGAGAGCGCGCGAGACGAAGCCCTCCCAGCCATTTCTGGCACGGGGCGGCGATGCCTCATCAAAGTTCGAGATCAAACCAACATCACCGTATCCTTCGGATATAAAGTATCTGAAGCGACGCGGGATGCGGGAAACGATCCTAGACCACGGTTTTAGCAATCTCTCGTCGCACCCGAAAAGGGCGTTTCGAGAGTTAGCGTATCTCCGCAGGCTATTTGCCACTTTGAATGCGCTTTCGACGGTGCTTATTCGGTCTTTTATAAAGACCGGGCGAACCGAGGTACCGTGAAAGAAGTCCTTACCGCAGCTTTCCCTAAAGGGGCCAAGCGAATAAGTTTTTGACTTATTCGCTTTGAAGCCGCAGAAGTCAAGGACTTCAAGCAGAAGCGGAACTGCATAGCATGGTACGACTAAGTCATCACCATACACTGATACAGCGTGAAGCTGCTCAGGCTGTTCGCCCTTTAGCTGATCGACGCACGCTTGTGAAAGCGCGAAGAAGATCAACGACTCTAACTCAAAGGTGTAGGCGTTGCCCATAGAGCTAAACTTCTGAAACCAAACGGTTTCGCCAGTCGCTTTTATGGTGCCCTGCTCACATCGAGAAGTTGAGAGAAGTGCGAACCACTCTTCAGGGAGTAATTCGCGTACAAGTTCCTTAGCGATCGTGTCGCTCGCCATCGATAAATCGACGGTAGCCAACTCGCCCGTTCGGGACCCGTACTGAGCTAAAGACTGGTTAATCGACTGATTATTCAGGTCGATGCCAGCACGCTCGCGAAGACGTTTCCGAATATAACCGCCGACGCCCTTCTGGATAAATCCATTCAGGGACGGCTCGATGGCTATAACCCGGTCGGTCTTCGCATTCTTCGGTACGAAGATAATCTCGCTACCTGTCACTATCTTCAGCGCACCCGGAAGGGCGCTAACTGGGATAGAAGGGTATTCGTCGGTCTTCACGACCGCGTTAACCCAGGAGGGCACACTGTTTATACAGGCGAGCCCCATCGCGAGACAATTGCGCGTTACATCCAGAGGTCCTGAGAACTTGTTGTAGGCTGAAGTGTGCAAACCCCGGACGCCGATACTGGCGCCGGGCCCCCACCCAAACTGCTTAGCGATACGATCGAGATCGACTTCTCCTAGTATGTGTGAAATTTTTCGCACAGCGATCGAGATGACCGCTTGTACTGCGGGATTTTGACCTTTAGGGTCTGATCCTTCACGCAACATTCGAAATCGTTTGTTCGTCTCCAAGCACGCCCTCTCTGCCGCCAAGAAGCCCTCGAGGGCGACTGCCGCACGATCTATACCGGTATCGAAGTAAGGATACTTCGACATCAGCTTGACCGATAGGTAGGCGTCCGCAAAGGCTTGCGAGTCATTGAAATGCATGGGGTCCAACTCGGCGTTCACAACGCCAGAGAAGTCACCATAACGCATCCTAATAGCTTGTGACAACCCGTGAGGGGAGTCGAGAGCCTCTAGGACATCAATGAAAACAGAGATTGTCATATCCTCGAGCGCAAGCTCGTCAGATAGACGGGGCCGCCTCGCGCGGTTTGGCTGCCTTATGGCATCACCATTCATAGGTTATCCTTATGAATTCGACGGCTCGAACCGTCGGGAACTGAACAGTCTCCGCACCTGTAAGTTACCTTACAAGAGCTGAGCAGCGAACCCTGCTTTTCAGAAGTAGGGGGCGTCGTAGTTCTCGACGGCAGCCGTGGTAAGCGCCTCGTCGATCAGGTCGCGCGCCATGCTGAGCAGGTTTTTCCGGTCCTGGAGGACCGACCGCTCGGCAAGGACGAACGTCATGTCGAAGATGTTGCTGTAAGCCACGGACGGAGCCGGCTGGATGCCGGAAGCAGTGGAGGGACTGGTCTGCTCGAGAATCGGGCAGGTCAGTCGAAACTGCACCTTCGTTGCCTTCGAAGTCTTCGACGGCAGCTTCGTGTTGACGGTGAGGTTGTCATACCCCACCACGATACCGGTTCCCCGGTAGTCGTAGCGATAGACATCGCCGTCCTTCTTGGCTGGGTTGAAGACTCGGTTGACCGGCGTAGTGGGTGTCGCGTCGGTCAGGGTGATGGCGGTTTGTTGTGCCATGAGACTCACTTATGTGGGTTTCGTCGGAGCGACATGCTCAAACGGGACTTGACATTCAGCTAGCGGAGAACTGAGGCCCCTTTACGGGAGCCAAAGCCTACCGCCTGTATGAGTGCTATTGCGCTCGCTGCATGCGCAAAACTTCGAGGGTCTTTGAACTCCACGCTCTGCTGACTGGGGAAATTTGAAAGCAGTTCACGCGTTTTAAACGTGTAAACGGCCGTCGCGCTTCCCCAATTATTAGAGACGAGTTGCCCGTGACCCCCAGAGAACACACTACCCGGGCCGGCTCGGCCCGTGCAGGTGTGCGACGACTTCCTGACGCTAGAATGCGTCCCTCCACCGAACTCGAGGCCATCCCAGGCTGTGAGTCCGGCGAGGAAGTCGCCAATTGGCAAAAACCAATCGGCAACAAAGGAAAACGGAACCAGTTCCCAAGCAACTAACAACGGGTTTGTTAAACCGAACGTGTTAGCGACCTGGGCAGGACCGTTTGGAACCCTATACCTTACAGTGTAGGACTCGCGCCCTTGAACAATTACTAGTCGATCAGCTGCCCAGACTTGATCGGCCGATAATGTCTTGTGCGCGTACCGGTAATTCCCGTTTGCAGAGCTTCTCGCAACCCTGAGGACAAAAGAATTGTTCTCAAGGACGCGAGCCAGGTTTTCGGCCTGGCTGTAAACGTCGGATATCATCGGTTTCCAGGCGTAGGAGTATTCGAGCCAGGTTTGCGCGGCAAACTGCCGCGTGTCACCACCGCCCCTTAAGACTCTTGTCTTATAGCGGTTACGAAAGGCTCGTTCCTCGCGCACTGTGGTTGTCAAACCCATAGTGTTCGCGAAGTCTCCAAACCTACCCTTGCGCAAGTCACGGAACGCGTTAGCGAACTTGGTGGCAGTCTGCGCAACGAAGCGGGCGGTCTTATCCGCTTCAGCCATAGACACAGCGGCGCTACCGGAGCTATTACTAGCCTCAGAGCGCAGCCGAGATATGGCTTGGTTCCGAAGATCAGGAGGTACAGGGTAATCCGTGTGGCTTTCGCTCACATCAAGGTAAAAAGCCGTGCCCGGACCATTGTAGAACCACTGTCGCGACGTTCCGTCGTTCCAGTACTCTTTATAGACCGGGCTTACCTTGGGATAATTCTGTTCCCAGATCGTTCGTGTATACGGATTTTGGGGCAGCTGGAATCGCTTCAGCGTCTCAAAACCCGGCGTGTTCCTAGAGCTCTCGACACGATTATCTTCAAACATCTTAGTCGTGGCCACGACACCGTGGTTTACCATAGTGCCGTTCTTCTCTTGAATTACAAGAGTCGTTGAGCCATTTATAAGTTGATAGAAGTTATCCATGAAGATTGCGCGAAGGAACACGCCCAGTAGTTAAAGAGAAGGGGAAGTTTTCAGACGAAAACGGGCACCCACTTGAGTAGCAACGACACAAAGTCGATGATCATCTTAAGAATGTCCGAAACGTCCATAAAACTCTCTCCCTTAAACATTTAACTAGTGGCCAGCTCTGCTGGAACCTGCCTTCGCAGGATTGCACCATCACGCCGTGAGGCGCATTGGGCGGTACTCAAAGAGTACGAAAGAACCCCCTCACTCCGAAGGGGCCTGCCAGACATCGATTTGCCGCTTATTCAGCTTCTGAAGCGCGAACACAAAGTTTGCAGCTTCACACGAGGTGTATTCATCGTCGAGGCACCATACCAATTCCTTGGTAAGGATCTCTATGAGAGTGTACGCCAACGTGCTGTCGCCAAAAGGCGGCTTCAGTCGAAGTTTCGCGACGAGTTTCCCGATAAGCCCCTTGGCCTGCTCGACAAACTCAAACATACCGTTGCCATCGGCGAATCCCTCGCCGGGAGTAAAGTCAAGAGACTCTACAACCCAAACGACAGATCCGACAGGCGACAGTGTGCCCTCCGCGGAAAGGCGAGCCAGACTCACGCTGACACGAATGTCAGTAGAAATCCGGTTGCCAAAAGCGGAGAAGTTGTTAAAGCAGATTACATAGGACATATGAGAACCTCGTAGTGGTCTGGAGGCCCCCCAGGATGGGGGGT